TCTACAAGTGCCCTTAGGATTTTTTCCCTGACACTAAGCTGCCTACTTCTGGCTGCTGCCTTAGCTGCAATATCAAGCCCGAACAACTTCTCAAGAAGTACGATCTGTCCTTTTTGAAGACGTTGAGGCGCAAGGCCGGGTTCTAAGGAAGGGTTAGCTACTTTCCCAATCGGGAATCCGGTAAGGGCTTCTAGTGCCTTCTTAGCATTTAGGATGTCCCATTCACTAGGCTCAAAGCGTCGTTCCGCATATTTTAATAAGGCAACAAACTCTTCAAGCCTCATATCCATAGGCTCAAAACCTACGGACTGCATTGATCCTCTTAATGCTCCAAGCTGTTTAAGTACAGCAACGCCCGAATCTTTCTCAGTAGCACGTATCTTCTTCAGCTTCCCTGTCGCTCTTCGCCTTTTCTCTTGAAGCACTTCATCGTTTAGCTTGACTAATTGCCACGACTTTTCAAGAAGGTCAGGCATCCTACGAGTAATAGCTGCTGCTATTCTCATGTAACCCTCATCGGTTATCGTCCCATCGGCGTTTCTCAGTAAGGGGTCAGCGGAACCTAACACCTCATCAAGTTCCATAGGGACTGTACTCGCCCACCGAACTGGCTTTCCCTTGTAATTGCCGGGGATTACTTGGGCATCTGATACGTCTAGGTCTGTAGATACTTCCTTCTTTGCTGATTTGTTAGCAACATCTTTTGCATCTTCACCGCTACCGCGTAATGTTGCGTTTACTATTTTCCTAGCACTGGCAAGTAGCTTGCGCTCTTTGAGAACATTAACAAGTTCCTTTACTGCATTATCAAATCTTCCCCTAAGGTCGGTGTACCTTTTGCCTAGTTCTGTAGGCACAGAAGTGAACTGATCTTTTGAGAGTCTTGCACGATCTAACGCTGGAGTAGGTGCGCCAGTTCGGTTTTGACGCTTAACAATACTGGCGTTGATAGTTGCATCGTCCCCAACCGCAACAACAATCCTTGATTGAATACCGCCCATAACATTCCCGCCAACATTTGTTAGGGCTTTGATGTTAGTTTCGGCGTATAAATCATTTAGAATCTTAAGGTCTGCTTTCGGAATAATTGTTATCCTTTCATCAACCTGAGAAGTTGCAAACCCTTGAGTTCTTCTCCAGCTATTAAACATTCGCTCATTAGTCTGCGCTGTCATCATCATTAAGGCAGCTTCATCTGCATTTTCTGGAACCATTGCACTGTAAGTGTCGTGATGAAAGCCTTGCCAAGAGCGTGTAGCCCCGCGCTCAGCCATTCCCTCTGCACGGTGTTCGCGAAGCATAGAACCCATAGGGTCGTCTGCTCTAACACCTGCCCTTATATTAGCTTCTTCAAAACCTTTCATAAGGTTCCAGACAGAAGCGTGTCCTTTTTCATATAAGCTTGTAAGTGCCCTTTCTTGCATAGGGCCATACCTACCATCCCCAACATCCGCGCCAACAATCGGGCGGTAGTAACTGCCACCGACATACATTGAGTCTGGAATACCGGGGATAATGTCTGACTTTAAATCCGCAAAGTCTGAAGCAACGTCTTCTATGTCATCGGTTAACTCTCTTACGAGATTGTCAAACTTCCCAGCTTGGCGGGCAGATATTGTTGCTAGTGCGTCACGGGTTGCAACCATTGCAGCCTGATACGTAAAAGCGTGCCAGTCCATCCCTCCACCCTTTGGGTGCGACCAAGGGCCAGTTTTTTTTGCTGACTCAAGTGCGTCGCCTATGCCATCATATGTATCCCTTGACAGGTGTTCGGAAGCCTCTGCCCAGTTTTCGTATCCGTGGTGACGATACTGCGAAACGGTATCTAAGGCACTGCGGAAGTTAGCTTGGGCTAGTCTTGTTACTTCGTCAGACCCCGTTATCTCTTCATAGTTCGTGCCTTGCTTTGAGTGAATAGCGTCGAAGAATCTTGCAGATACAGGATCAGATTTCCCAAGGCTATCAAGGCGCATAACTTGATCGTCTGAAATTGCCAGATGATATGCCGATATCCACCCCCGCCTATCTGCCAATTTTTCTGTTGCGTAACCTCCAGAAACCGGGAGTCCGTCAGTTAGGTATAGCCCCGGCCCAATCAATCCCCCAAAATGATTAGTCATAGCATGTCGGAACTCTGCAATATCAATCGGCCCGCCGTGGAAGAATAATGCAGGGTCGCCGTTCTCGTCTTTGAACGCACTCATAGCAGCAAGCCCTGTCTCTTTTGTATTAAGGGGCTGAAGGCTGCCTTCTATTGCTTGGTTGTTCCAGAAAAGCGCAAGGGAATTTCTTTGCTCAAAATTTAATTCCGATATTTCTCTTGTTATTGCACTAGCCATAGACAACTGCGCCCTAAGCTTGTCGCCAGATTCAGCCTCAGTAAACACAAGACCTTTCTGACTTAAGAGATCGTAATATCTTCTGTAGTGATTACCCATAGCAAAGGCAGTTCCATGCTTAGACATGAACGCTCTGGGGTCAGTGTAATCATCCCAAAGGCTGCGATTGTCACCGGGAATATCAACCAGCGTTGTGTGAAATCCATCCATAGCAGAACCCATCAACGCGTTAAATACATTGTGGTTATACGCTACAGATTCATCTGAAAGCCTAGCCTTAATATCTGCCCGAATAAGGATTTCAAGCAATCCTTTTTCTTGGCTTGTCTGCCTGTAAAGTTCACCAGCAGCGCGGTCTAAGCGTGGCTTAGTCTTGTCTTCAACTACATCATCAAGTAAACGTTCAACAGCAACAAACCAGTCTTCATCGCTCGCCCTAAGCCCTTCTGCCATACCCGCAACCTCTCCGGGTTTTTTAGAGGTATCTTTTAACTGACTCATTAACCGCTGGAGAGTTCTTGCGAGAGTTATAAAGAAGTCATGGAAGGTGGCAAGGTATCTAGGTTCTGAAACTTTCTTGTGCATCCATGATGCAAAGACTTCAGCAAACGCTTCGTCTACCTGCGAACTCCAAGATTCTATAACCTGTGGATTTCCGTTAGCGTCACGAAGAGTAACGTCTAACTTTCGCACTACAGGATGTAGTGGCTCAAAAGGATTGTGAACTAGGTCAACAGTGTCTAGCAGGTCAGGGCTTTCGTCATACTCAAAGTGTTTTGTCTTCGGGTAAAGCAGTGATCTTCTGTGAGTTATTTGCTGTTTTATAAGACCGCTAAGTTCATCGTACTGATCTTGTGGAAGCAGGTGGAAGAACTGCGTCATTATTACGTGTGCCCACTCATGGGTTAAAGTGGCAATATCGTCTACTTCATTAATCCCCTTGCTGAATAACTCCACAAGTGACTGCGTTGGTAGGAATCTTGCCGTGAGATCAGCCTCACTGAAAATCTCAGACCTTTCAGGCCCAACATAATCTCCCCTTGTAACAGCAACAGCATCAAGTGCGCCCCCTTCAGCACCTTGACGACCAGCTATCTCAAGGCTCTCGGCACCTCCTGTAACTGTTCCTTCTCTACCCAACCGCGCTCTTACTCCAAGAAGCATTGAGCGCGTCAGTTCCTTCTCAGACATACCAAGTCCTTTAGCAAGGAACTCGGATATCGGAACCATAAACTCTTCAATCCGTGTCTGTGCTTCCTGACTGACTCCCAGCATCTCGCCTACGTTTCTAACATAATCCCTTACACTGTTCAGTTCAGTTACAGTTACCTGACCATCAGCCCCGGTACGTTCAAGGTTGCCCGTAGCAGGATTAAGTCTTGTAGATTGAGAAAGGAACTTTTTCTGGGGGTCGCGAGCAAATTCAAGTTCACGCTTTGTGGCTAACGCCCACTCTTGCTCTGACTTAATAAACCTGTCTAGTATCCTGTGTACATTCCTGTCGCCTTCGGCACTTGCCCTTACGCCAGAGCCAGCACGGTTTACTGCTCGCCCGTAACTAATTGCCTGTAATACATCTTGTGGAGGGCTATCAATCATTCCCTCTATGCGATCAAATAACGCAGCGACCTTGCTGTCAGGTGCATATGCCTGACCTGAGCCTTGGTCGATTGAGTTCGCTAATGTATTCCTTAAGTTTCTGAGTATCCCAAAGGTTGTTGGCCTCCCATCAGGGAGACTGTCTTCAAGGATGTTGTTTACTTTTCTGGCAATAGTTTTTACTTCATCAAGTGTTCGTAGCTTAAGACCAGTAACTTGGTTTCCTGCTTGATTAACTTCAAGCCTGTCGCGTGTAACAGGGCCAAGTTCGGTAATGTCTCTTACAGATGTACCGTATAACCTTTCAGGTATTACTACTTCATTGCCCGCGTTAAAGGTTCCCCCTGTGGTAGCACCCGGATCAATTCCCGCTTTAGCTAAATCTTGAGCCTCAAATATCCTCGCCTCAACAGCTTCTCGCTTTGCCCTTGCATCCTTTACGTTCTTGTCTAGCCTCGCTACTTCATCTATGTTCCTCTGTTGTATAGCGAGATATTCCTCTCGCGTCGCTCCTTCAGGTGCTTTTTCTGATGTGTAAGACCGCTTTGCTTCCAGTGCCTTTCCTTGTTCATCCATGGCCTTCTCTAGTTCTATATTCAACTCGTCAAGGCTCTTCCCGTGCGTAAACGGGCCTGAAACCTGAGGCCAAGTGTATTCATCCAACTGAATAAACTCATCCGGGTCAGATAAGCCTCCACCTAAAGGTCTGCCTTGGGCCTTAGCCCTTCCAAATTCAATAGGCATTGAAGTGGCTTCATCCATGTCCTTTGCAATATAGAGCCAGTCTGAGTCACTGGGTAAAGCTGATGGTGGTACTTCAGCAGGAGCCAGCCTGACGTTACCCATTTGCTCGGCTGTTCTGTTATTAGTCTCACCAAACTTGCTGACGATCTTTTTCGTTCCAGCAACAGAACCTAAGAAGGCACCACCGGATACAAGTCCAATAGGCAATGCAGCCCACATTGGAAGCCCCTGTCTATCTGCTTCCTTTATGCCTGTCTCAGCAGCAAGTGCTGTACCTAACTCAAGCCCTAACGCTTTAGCAAACCCGGACTTGGTTCCAGTAGCTGCAAGAGGTTCAATAACATTTGCTGCACCTCTTGCGCCTAAGTTTAGTGCCCTGTTTTTTACCCCGGCTCCTGCAAACTTCGTAGCTGCTGCTCGCAATCCAGCAGCAGCAGCCCCACCAAAACCTACAGTTCCTACTGTGATACCAACATCAAATGGGCTGGTAAGTTGCGCTGCTCCCTCAGCTACGCTTCGTTGCCAACCTTCAGGGGCTTGTTGCGCCCAATGTTCAGCTAACGGATGTGGGTCAAATAAAGTTTTTGGTAGCTGTAACGCCAGTGGGAGTTCAGGCGTATCTTGATTAGTAAATGGATCAGCTACATCTGCGCCAAATGTTCTGGCAATAGTTCTTCCTAAATACCCGAAAGGGTTTGCCATATCAAGAGCGCGACTTCCGTAGGCTCTTGTGTAGTCGGCAGGAGAAAACCCCAATTCATTGTCAACATTGAATCCGGTTTCTGCCTTGCCAAGACTTGTGACTTCTCTAACAAAGTCATTAAAGGATGGGACTGCCATTAGTAATAAAGGAATCTGGTTCGTGGACGATATCTACTTAGTTCGTTGTACTGCCTTCCTTGTTGTGCAAATCGTTCAGTGAAATTAAAATCAGGGCCTTTCAAGAACTCACTAAACTGCGTAGTAGGAGCCTCGCCTCCGATTATTTGTTCACCAAGTTTTCCGTAGAAATCACCTAATGCCTGACCATAGATATCCTGCGCCTGTCTCCTACGTGCAGCCGTATCCTGAAACGCATCAGTTGTTTGGCTGGCTAAAGTTCCAAAGAAAGCAGCGCGAGGTTCTTCTTCAAGGAATCCTGCGAACGTTGGGTTTATCGCCATTACAGACCAAACCTTGAAGCTGCAAAGTCATAGAAGTTCGCGGGCATAGCCTCTCCCGCTCTAGCGCGATCCTGATTCTGCAAAACGTAATCACCATATAAGTCTTCGTAGCTTTGCGGTCGGAACATTCCGCTAACAAGCGGTGAGTATCTAGCCCTCTGCGCTGCGCCCATCAACCTAGCTGCCTGACCTACATCCTGCATACTTTGAGGTGCAAAGTATTGCTGGGCTGCTACTGGGACATCTGCCTGTTGCATACCTCTAAAGGTATTTACATCCTGTAATGCTTGATCCCACGCAGACCCAAGACCACCCTGTGCGCCTTGCGCTTGTTGCAGGAAGTTTTGGAATGACTGCCCCGGTGGTGGTGCCCCTGCTGCATCTACTGCTTGGGGATTAAGGAGATTCCTGATAGCACCTGCTTGGAAGGCAGCGGTAAGAGGGTCTTGGAGTCTTTGCATGTAACCCCCAATCGGGCCTCTGTTCGCAAACCCTTCTCCAAATACGTTGCCGAAGGCACGACGATAGCCAGCAGTAGGCGATACTTCAAAGAGACCACGGTCATCTAACATCCCTCCGGGCTGACCAGTAGGGTCAGTAAATTCTGTAAAACTTGGTACAGGAGGAGCAGCGGTAAAGGTAGGATCAATTCTTGGGTCAATCCCTACACCTGTTACGTCAGTTACGCCTAGCCCTGCGCCTCCTGCTCCAAGCCCTTCTCCAAACGTTCCAATACCCGGCGCAGCAGCACCCGGTGGTGCAGTAGGGTCAATTTCCCCGGTAGGGCCAGTAGGCCCGGTAGCGTCACCAGCCATTCCCGTAAGCATATCGTCTGCATCAAGGGCACCTGTGTCTCCTGCTGCTGCTGCTTCTGCATTAGCAGCATCGGCTGCTGCTTCAGCAGCAAGCATCTTTGCTCTAGCTTCATCTGCATCTGCCCGTTCTTGTGCTTCTTTCTCAGCATCAAACTCTTCAAAACCCTGAGGGTCGCCTATATCCCCTGCCCCTTTCGACACCGCTCCCTCTCTCTTACCAAACGTATCATCGTAAACACCTGATCTTAAGTTTTTGAACTCGTCAGAAAAACGGTAGCTACCATCGTCAAACCCCTTCACTAACCATTGGCTGTGAGTGGGCGGGTTATCTGCATAATGCCTTCTTGCCCGTACCATAAAACTTCCAACAACTTGGTCGTAGTTATCAGAACCTTCTAAGCTTGCAAGACGCTTAAAAACCTGCTGTAGTTCTTTTTCTTTAATATGATTACTTCTATCAACCCTAAACATGTCGGGTGGAAGGGCTACAGTTCTGGCACCTACAGGCCCAACAGTTTTTATATCTTTAACCCTGTCCTCCCACGAACGGATAGGGCCAGATAGAAGCTTGTTTGTAGCAATAGCATCTGCCTCTGCTTTGGCCTCTTCACTTAATGCCTGACTTTCAAAGGTTTCCACTGCGTCAAGATCACCTGAGCGATCTGGATTAAATCTTTCACGGGAGAGGTTTGTATCCAAACCTGAGAGGTCTACATTGAAATCGTCAGCAAGTCCGGTAGGCATACTGGAGATGACATCTTTAAAACCAGCAAGCCCCGGATCAATCGCTCCAATCATTTCTCCGTGGGCCTTAGTTTCATCAGGTGGCCTAAGTGCCCCAATATCAGAAGCGCGCTCTCCCGTTTCTTGGGCCTGACCTGAGAAGGCTCCACGATCAGGGGCTGGGCCAAGTCTGGTGTAACCATAGTTAGATGGGTCAGCACCAAGTTCACCGCGAATCATTGCGCCGGGAAGAGTGCTATTACTTGCCCGAATAGCTGACGGAGGAACACCTGTCAGGCTGGTTCCAATACGTCTAGCCTGAAATTCAGAGTCTGCCCAAACAACTTTTTGGTCAGACTCTGTTAGCCCCCATTTCTTCGCATAGCTGGGGACACTTGAGGTAATTTTAAACCACGGCATTTTTCTACATTCTTCCTACTGGATTAACTCTAGGGCCGGGGCCACCGGGAGTCCCCGGTGGTGCTTGATTAGGGTTGGGTGTTTGCGGGAAACCCTGCATCGGAGATGACATGACCCCGCCATCTACGCCGGGAGGCCCAGCCGTTCCACCACCACCTTGAGGTGCTGGAGGCGCGCCCATACCCGTCGCCATCAATAGCTGTTGGAACTGAGCATCCTGCGCAGCTTCCTGTTGCTGATCCTGCTTCAATGTTTTTCTTAGAAGGTCTAAGTAAATCATTGCTTTCTCCTGCTCGCCCGTCTGCATTAGACCTTCTATCAAGGTAAGCAGTAACGCCTTCGGCTCAGTAGTGTGAGCCTGTTGTGCGCTAATAGCGTTCTTGAACTGGTCAACATCATTTATCTGCATGACGTTTTCCCAAATCCACTCGTCAGGTGCCAGTGGTCTTTCACCGTCACGCATCATCTGCGCCATCGTGACAAGTTGTGGCTCGTCCTGTGGCATACGCACACCAAACTTTATATCAATAGCCCCAGCACCTTCAAGGTCTGCGGGCTTTATCTCTTCATTGAAGTAGTTGGAAATATCGTTATGCCTACCCCTTACATCGAGCGCAGAGAATCCACCAGTCTCGTACTGCATAGATACGATCTCTGTCATCTGCTTATAACAAGCTGTCATTGCTTTTACGCGTGGCTCAATCTGGTGGGACGACCCTTCCTGAAGAACCTTGGCTGCGAATCCTGAGATGGCAAACGGCAGTTCACCATAACTAACGTTAGATAATCCACCACGCTGAATCTCACCAGAGATCAATCCCACGAAGTTGCCCGTATCGAGGGGCATCGTGATCTCGTCCATTAGTGAGATGTCAGTCCCGGCAGGGAGTGGGACTTCCGATCCATCTTGCCACGGGTCGGTATCCAGCGTGGTGGTTCCGTCAGGGGAAATAATCTTGTATGGTCGCCTGACAGCACGCCTTACCAATGTTTTGTATGCACTCATTGCAAAGTTCAAATCTTCGTAGAGTGTGCGGTTGGCTGAGAATATAGACTCCCCGTAGTCACGGGCAGTGTCGTCACCAGAAAGATCGTCCTGTACCCACGGTGCCGGGCCGACTGCTCCTAAGAATACGGGCGCGCACGGGTTGCCATCCATGTCCCTGACATTGTGCTTGGTGAGTTTCTTGCCGTACTTATGCTCTTCTTTATCGCCAACGACGATAACTGCGTTCTCTGTCCTTGAGTAGTAATCCCAGACAGTAACGCCACCGCTTGTCTCACCTTCTATTGTCGGCTCAACATCTACGTTATAGCGAGTCTTTACTGAGGTAGCTGACCTTTTAGATTTATGGGCAAGCCAAACAATACCTTGGTCATCCATCTCATAACAAATGTGTAATGGGTCGAACGGGGTTATATCAACAAAGGTGGTACCGTCTTCACGCTTGTTAAGCATTGTGCGTCCTGCATACCATCCACGAAGAACTATATGAAACGCTAACTGCTCTCTTACGCTGGGTTGCCCGAACCTTTGCATCCGTTCATCGGCAAGGTTAAGCGCACCAATAACAAACTTTTCTTTTGAACTACCGCCCGCACGATCTGCCACTTCTAGGCTAAGGGGAACACGCACCGACATTTGGGCGTTTGATAAATAAGACATTATCTTGTCGGCAAGTATCTTCGGGGCGTTAGAGGTATAACTCTGGTACCCGGTTCCTGCATCATATGGATTCATACGGTACAGACCGTAATCGTTTTCCATTCGGGTTCGGCGTGTTCGGAACCCCGGCGATTCCCAGACTTCGTTGATCTGGTCTACTAGGTCGTCGATTTTTGCCACGTTACCACCTGTTTACAGTAATTATCTTGGTCGAGCCTACAGCCCTAGCGTAGCCATAGTTTACGACAAGTCCGTAGGTTATTGCTTTAATACCGTGGTTAAAAGCATCTCTAGGCTCCCTACCAACAGTATTACCTTCCCTGTCTGTACGCCAAGTATAAACATGAATCTGCTCGTCGAACGGGTTCGCGCACCCGCCTAATTCAGAGATTACACCTTTTACCTTGGGGTTGAAAATTATATTCGGCTGCTTTGTAACAGGGTTTTCTTTTAAGAATGTATTGAACCTTTCAACACCATCAAGTATCCCGACTCTCTCTGATTGCATATACAGGCTGGCCTTCTCAAGCCAAGTGTCTACGGGGCGGGACTCCCCTATATTATGGGCTGCAATATCAATAACTCCGTGTTGAACATCGGGCCACCACGGACGCATCTGGCAAATCTCTATTATCTCTTCAGTAATCTTCTCGCGTTCAAAGATTTCGTCGATAACTCTGATCTGTTCCCCAATAATTTGTACAGCCTCAACAGCGTAGGCGGACTTTGTTACCTGTGAGTAGCCGGGGTCTATCCATAAATGGACTGGCTCGCCCTTAATATATTCTGCTTTGTCCGATATATGCGACTGAACATCAAACATGTTGTGTACAAGCCCCTTCGGGGGCGCGGGCTTGCCCGCTACACGTTCATTAAACCAGTCTTCGGAGTGCAATCGCTCCAATGCCAGTATCTCATCGTCTTCTCTGCCCTCAGGGTAGACTGCTTGGTTAGTCCAAGAGGGTAATGAGAAGGAAACAGCGTCATCATCAGGGTTAAAGTACTGCCAAGCTTCCCATTGGGACGGATACCAGCCCAATGACATCTCAAATGTACCTTCTAGGAACAGATATCCACGCTTCTCAGCAATTCTGCCTCTAAGCCTAAGGAAACTTTCGTAGTCAATCTGAGATGCCTCGCAAGCTACCACCATTCGCGGTGCTTCCATTGCAAGACTACGGTAGTCGTTAGCAGATTTCGTCTTGATGGTAAAAATACCGGGGTCTTCCTGCGTGCCACAGGCAACAGTCATCTCTCCGGGGTCGATTCGCTTGGTCTGCTTGATTAGAAAGCCCAATCTGCCAAGGATATCGGTCAGATAGTTCCATTCTGCACGGGTTCTCTCGTAGTCGCGGGCTACAAGCCACACGATATCGCCATTCTCATACTCATCAAGGTGGTTGATGATTGAAAGCGCACCTAAAAAGCTTTTACCCGCACGTTCCCCGCCAGCAACAAGCTTAATCCTAGCCTTGTGATCGAGAATCTCTTCCTGTTCCTGCCATGTACTGAACCCGGCAGCCTCAAGAATAGTCTTTCTGTCCTCTGTAAGTAACAAATCGCCTCCTAAAAGCACAAGCCCTCGGTATTGGAGGCGATCCATACCAAGGGCTTGGCCCGCCAAACCCTAATAACTAATAACGCGTACCCGTTACCAGCGATTGTAACCCTAACGAGGCTACAGAGAGGAAGCCCCGGATACGACAACGGCCTGACAACAACAGTTATAACACGCGTTAATGATGAAAAGAGAGAGGGAAGGGGGGGACTATAGGGG